AAGCACGGGAAGCGGAGCTAATGCAAACCCGACTCCAGAGCCTAGCCGAGACCTGCATCAACACAGCGATCGGCTATGGCGTCAGCACCCTGGCTAACTGGCTGGTCCTCCCCCTTTTCGGCTATGCCGTCACCATCGAAGACAGCATGCTGATCGGGGTGATCTTCACCTTCATAGCCATCATCCGGGGCTACTTCGTGCGCCGGCTCTTCAATTGGATTCACCACAGATGAAACCGCTGCGTCCCCTAGTCTGCAAACGCTGCCAGCAACCGGGGACGCTGCGCCATCCCCTGGTGAGGAAGCACTGGTCCGAAGTACCTGCTTGGGTCCACATAGACGAAACCACCTGTATCGGATGTCTCCTAGACGTCATCAAGGAATTGCGAAGTGCGCTACCTAACTCTGACTAGATTCGCCTACCTCGAAGCCTGCGTCTTGGGCCGGATCACGATGGAATTCCACTTGCCGATCTACACCCTAGAACGGCCCTGGCGTTTCAACCAAGTCCAGACCTCTTGCATCCCCGAGGGCGACTACCTGCTCAAGCCCCACAAGAGCGAGAAGTTCCCCGCGGCCTGGGAAGTCACAGGCGTAAGCGGCCGAACGGCCATCCTAATCCACCCCGCCAACGCTGTCAAGGAACTCCAAGGCTGCATCGCCCCCGGCCTGGAATACTCCATCCTCAAAGCCCCCAATGCCCTGAAGTACCAGGGCCGAGTTGGGGCTTCCCGAGCCGCCTATGCCCGTCTCGACACCTGGATCAAGTCCATGGCCGAGCCAGTCACTCTCCGGATTCGCAGCGAGCGTTCCCGCCTGATCGCAGAGGAGCATGTATGAACCTCCCCAAAATAATCGGCTTTGCAGGCCCGGCCCAGTCCGGCAAGTCCACCTGCGCCTCGATCGCCAAGCGTCTGTATGGCTACGAGCCCCGCGCCTTCGCCGACCCCATCCGTGAAGCGATGATGGCGATCTTCCGCCTCAAGCCTGATGAACTTAATCGGGCCAAGCTTGATTCCCGGGAATTTCGCAACACTGGCCGGACGATGCGCCAGCTCATGCAAACTCTGGGCACGGAATGGGGCAGGTATGAGATCGACACCGATCTCTGGATCAAGATCCAGGCCCAGCGAATCGCTTCCGAACCCGACCTGACCCGCTTCGTCTACCACGATGTCCGGTTCCAGAACGAGTTGGACTGGATTCATGCCCAAGGCGGTCGGGTGATCTTCGTCCAGCGCCAGATGGCCGGCAAGCTCGACGCCCACGCCAGCGAAGCACTGAATATGCGAGGCTATGATTCCATCCTCTTCAACCACTATGGCCTGGACGATCTCGAGGCCTCAGTCAAACACGTCGTCGAAGCTCTCGCCACAATGTCGAAAGGCCCTGGCATTCCCGGTTGACCCCCGAAACACGCCCGGGTAATGTGACCATCCCCTAGCAGAGATAACACCCATGTCTGTCCAAGTCCCTACCGATTTCGCCGGTGTCAACGTCTGCCTCATGGGCAGTTCCGGAGCGGGCAAGACCTACTCCGTCGGCACCCTGGTCGAGTCAGGTCTCGAGGTCTACGCCTTGATGCTCGAATCGGGCATCGAGTCCCTAATCAAGTACTTTACCGACAAGAAGCAGCCGATCCCGCCCAACCTCCACTGGAAAGTCATCTCCGGTGGCGGCTCGACTTTCGCTGACATGCGGGACGGAGTTGATAAGATCAACCGGATGACCTTCGAATCCCTTCTCAAGTACTCCGATCCGAATCGGAGCAAGCACACTCAGTATCTGAAGATCATCGAGACCCTTGGTAACTTCGTCGACGACCGGGATGGGAAGAGCTATGGCCCAGTCGATTCCTGGGGGTCTGACCGAGTCCTTGTCATCGATGGTCTGACCGGGCTCTCGAACTTCGCCATGTCTAACTGGATGGGCGGCAAGATCACCCGGGACCAGAAAGACTGGGGTATCGCCCAAAACTCCCTGGAGCAGATCCTCCGCATGCTCTGCGATGGCTGCAGGTGCCACTTCGTTCTCCTAGCCCACATCGAGCGCGAGACCGACCCAGTCATCGGCGGCACCAAGATCATGATGTCCACCCTTGGTCGAGCCCTCGCCCCCAAGATCCCTGCGATGTTTTCTGACGTCATCCTCGCTACCCGCACCGAGACCTCCTGGGTCTGGGACAACCGGGCAGGCAATGCCGACGTCAAGTTCCGCAACCTCCCCTATTCGGCAACCAACAAGCCGGACTTCCGCCCGCTCCTGGAGCAGTGGAAGGTCAACGAGCAAGCATTTCGGGCCGCACTGGAGGGCCCGAAAGCCTCTGCGTGATGTGTGATGTGTGATGCGCTCTGTGTTTCCTAACCAACTGTGAGTAACCAGCAATGCAAACGATGTTCGATCCCGCAACCCTGCTCAACACCGAAATCCTTGGCGCGAACAGCACCGAGATCATGCCCTGCCCGGTCGGCGATTGGGAAGCCATCCTCTACAAGGTGAACCTGACCCCCTGGCGCTCGAACGACGGCACGAAGTCCGGCGGCAAGCTGGTCAACGAGTGGCACATCCAGGACCCGAGCGTCAAGGAGCTGCTCTCGCGCGATGTCGTAGTGGTGCGCCAAGACATCATGCTCGACCTGACCGCGACCGGTGGCCTGGACATGGGCAAGGGCATGAACGTGAGCCTGGGCCGTCTCCGGGAAGCTCTGGGCATGAACGACCCGAACCGGCCGTTCCGCTTCTCCGACCTCGAAGGCCGGATGGCCCGAGTCCGCGTCACCCACCGGCCCTACACCGATGGCACCGATCGCGTGGCTTCGGAAATCCGCGAAGTCGCCAAGCTCTAGTCCCCACCTGGGACTCTTTCGGGGGGCGCAAGCCCCCCTTTTTTGGCTCTGGAGTTTGCTCTAATGTCCGTCCTCTTTATCCGCCTTGAAGAGATCTTCGTCAATGCCGACCGACAACGCCAGTACTTCGACCCCGAAGCCCAAGTCGATCTTGAAGAGAGCATCCGATCGCTTGGCCTCATCAATCCTGTCACAGTGCGCAAAGCTTCTTCGGGCTACGAGCTGGTTGCTGGGGAGAGACGTTTTCGAGCACTTAAGACCATCCTGGCCACAGGTGGTTCTTGCCGTTTTCAAGGTGCCCCTACTCCTACTGGCACTGTACCTTGTCTCGACTTTGGAACGCTCGATCCTCTGGTTCGAGAGGAAGTGGAACTCGACGAAAACCTGAAGCGCATCGACCTCACTTGGCAAGAGCGGACTTCGGCCCTTGCCCGTTTGCACAGGCTTCGCACAGGCCAAGCCGAGGCCGAGGGCAAGCCTCACCTGCTCAAGGACACGGCCGAGGAAGTCTTCGGCGCTAGCGGGGGCTGGCACACAGCCGAAATCTCCGACGCCCTGATGGTCGAGCGTCACCTCAGCAACCCCGAAGTCGCCAAGGCCAAGTCCAAGGAGGAGGCGGTCAAAGTCATCAAGGCCCAGGCCAAGAAGGAAAGCCTGGTCCAGCAAGCCGCCGTCATCGGCAAGACTTTCTCCGCTTCGGCTCACAAGCTGGTCCACGGCGATTGCCTGGATTGGCTCGCCTCTTGCCCGGCCGAGCAGTTCGACGTGATCCTGACCGATCCGCCCTATGGCATGGGGGCCCAGAACTTCGGGGATAGCGGCGGCCGCATGTCCCTGGATCATGGGTACGACGACTCGCCTGAGGCCTTCCGAAAGCTCATGTCCGTCTGGATTCCCGAGTCCTACCGGGTGGCCAAGAAGGAGGCCCACCTCTGGATGTTCTGCGACATCCAGCACTTCGAGTGGCTGCAGAACTTCTTGCGCATCCAAGGCTGGTACGTGTTCCGCACGCCCTTGATCGCGGCCAAGCCTCAGGGCCGAGTTCCGATCGTCAAGTACGGCATCCGCCGGAGCTATGAGCTGATCCTCTTCGCAGCCAAGGGCGAGCGCGAGACGCTGATGATGGGCAACGACGTCATCCAGTGCAAGATGGAAGGCGACACCGAGCATGCGGCCCAGAAACCCGTTGACTTGCTCACGAATCTGCTCCAGCGCTCGGCCCGCCCAGGTGACACCGTTCTCGACACCTTCATGGGCTCGGGCTCGACCGTGGTAGCTGGCCACGAGCTCAAGCTGAGCGTCACGGGGATCGAGCAGGACGCCGCGAGCTACGCCATCGCCCAGCAACGAGTTGCCATCCTTAAGGGGGCCTAATGCCAGACCTGAGCCAAGCTGTCGGACTAACTGTCACGAAGCCAGCTCGGGTCCTCTTCATCCTCGACAAGCCTAGCGAGTATGCAGCTCGCTATGGCCAACCTAGGATGGACACGGGCTGGTCCACACTGATGCGGCACATCCGCGCCCAAGGTTTGAGCGAGGCTGACTTCGAAGTCACCTACGCTTGGCCCTGGGTCGATGACGAGGGCGGACGTAAGCGGACGGACCCAATCCTCCGCACGAAGAAGATGCAGCATGCCCCCGATGACTTACTCTGGAAAGGCTTCCGATTCAAGGCCGGATGGAGCCAGGCCCTCGAGCGCCTGAACCTCGAGATAGCTGAGTCCGGGGCCGAAATCCTCGTTCCCCTAGGCAACCTTGCCCTCGTAGCCACTACCGGCCGGACCTCGATCGCCAAGTGGCGGGGAAGCATGTTCCTGGACGGCTTCCACGGCCTGCCTGTGATCCCGACCTACTCCGGCGATGCAATCAATCGCCAGTGGGACGTTTGGCCCCAGGTAGCTCGAGATCTCTTGAGAGTGAGCCGAGGGCTCAGGCAACCAATAGTTGGGCCGGAGTATGACTTCATAATCCGCCCCAATTACTCCGAGGCTCTAAGCGCCCTCAACCGCCTTCTCCAGCGCGCCGAACGGAGCAAGTCCAAGTTCCGTATCTCAGTAGACGTAGAGACCCGGGATCGCCAAATTGCTTGCGTAGGTTTGGCCTGGTCCAAAACCGAGGCCCTCTGCATCCCTTACATGTGCATGGAACGGGCCGATGGTTACTGGACTCTCGAGCAAGAGGTCAACATCACCTACACCC